AGTGCTACCGAAGATAGTGTTATATTTGTAGGGACTAACATAAGCACCGACAATAGATACCAAAAAGTATTAGTTTTAAAGTCGGTTTTTGATAAGCAAGAATGTGGCACGTGGCGTTATAAAATTCGCGAGCAAGCAAGTGCAACAAATAAAAAAGAGGCCTTAAGTGGCGCCATAGTAGAAGAGGGCTTTATGTATTTACATGAAGCTACGGAGTGCGAAGACACGCAGTACGACGAACAATGTAACGAATTTAAAACCTATTCAAGTGAGTAAAGCATATAACATTATTAACATTCAATTTGATCAAGCGCAGCAACCTAAATTTGAAGAGAAAAAGGGCCGCAATTATATTGAATTTGGCGAAAAAAATAACTACCCTAATTACTTAATAGATCTTTATGGCGAAAGCCCTAAGCATGGCGCTATTATTAAAGGTAAAGTTAATTACATTTACGGCAAGGGCTTTGAAGGTATTACTCAAAAAGCTAATACCCGTGGCGAGACTTGGAACCAAATTTTAAAACGATCTATTTTAGACGATGAATTACAAGGCGGTTATTACTTGCAAATTATCTATAATGCGTTAGGTAAGATTAAAGACGTATTCCATATTGAGTTCCAAAAGGTAAGAGCAAGCAAAGATTTAAGTTGTTTTTATGTTAAAAATGATTGGACTAATAGCGACTTTAAAGAAAAGCCTAGAGATTATCCGGCATTTAATATAAACAACCCAACGGGTGCGCAGATACTTTTTGTAAAGCAGTACAACCCTAAAAGTGACGTCTACCCTTTACCAAGTTATTTTCAAGGTCTTAACTACATTGAAAGTGATATTCAAGTAAGTAGACACATTTTAGGTAACGCAAAGCATAACTTTGTCGCTACTAAGTTAATTAATTTTAATAACGGCTTACCTCAAGAAGAGGAGCAAGCAGACGTTGAGGCCGATTTAAAAAGAAAGTTCACTAATCACGATGGCGACCGCGTAGTAATTGCGTTTAACCCAAGTAGGGAAAATGCAGTAGACATTGTAGACCTTGGCGAGACAAGTTTAACAAAAGAGGACTTTACAAACGTAAATAATTTAATACAACAAGAAATATTTTCTTGCCATCAAGTTACAAGCCCGATGCTATTTGGTATTAAAACCGAAGGACAATTAGGAGGCCGTAGCGAAATAAGAGACGCATACCAAATATTTGCTAACACATACGTAAACGAGCGCCAACAAGAACACGAAATTACTTTTAGTAAGATCATGAATTTAGCGGGTATTCCGGGCGAGCATACTATTATACCGGTAGAACCATTAAGCTTTGAATTTAGCGAAGCTATTATGAGCGCTAACATGACACGCGATGAAATAAGAGAAAAATTAGGCTTAAAGAGTGAAATGCCAACGGATGCTAGCGGTACACCGATAGCACAACCGGTACAAGCAAACGCAACGCTTACTAATTTAAGCGGTCGTCAGCATCAAAACGTTATGCGCATTGTGCGTCAATTTGCGAATGGTAAGATTAATAAAGCGCAAGCTACGTTAATGCTTAAGAATGGTTTTGGATTTACAGACGAAGACGTTAATACGTTCTTAGGAGTAGACGAAGATCCGGCAACGGAGCAAGCGTTTGCCTCTATGCAAGACGAATTATTACTTAACGAGTTTGCAGCGTGTGGCGATAATGTTAACGACTTTGAAGTTCTAGAAACGCACGAAGCTAAAAACTACGAAAAATTCGCAGACGAAGAGATTAACGTACTTAAAGCAAACGTATTAGATTTAATTAGCAAAGACAAAAGAGTTACGCCGGAAGTTATGGCTAAGGTGCTTAACAAAAGCGTCGAGCAAATAGATAATGCGTTAGAGGCGCTAAAGCTTGAGGGGTACTTAGTCCAAACCGGTATGGAAATAAGTATTTTAGCCCCTAATTATACACCGGTTGTAAGAAAGTTAACCGAGCCACTTAGTAAGATCCCCGGAGGTGACAAGACAACAAAGACCGAGGTACTCTTAAGATATACTTACTATGGGCCGAGGGATAGTAAAAATAGACCATTTTGTGCGCGTATGTTAGAACTTGCCGAGACTAAGCTTTGGAGCCGTGCGGACATAGAAAATATAAGCGAGCGTTTAGGTTACTCGGTTTGGGATCGTAGAGGAGGTTGGTTTACGGAGCCTAACGGCAACCATCGACCATATTGCCGCCATCGTTGGAATGTTAAAATAGTAACTAGAAAAAAATAAGCAATGAGTTTAAACATACTTTTTATAAACGAGACTTTAATAAAAAGCCGCACCGCGATAAGTGATGCAATAGATGGCAAGCAAATAAAGCCCGTTATTAAATTAGCGCAAGATAAGTATATTATGCCGGCGCTTGGTAGCACCTTTTATAATAGATTACAAGATGGCATCGAAATAGGTAACTTAAGCCAAGACGAAAAATACTTACTTGATAACTATATTACAGATGCACTTTGTTGGTTTACAATTGGTGAAATGGTTATAAGCACTAGCTTTCAATTTTTTAGCAAGGGCGTATTACAAAAGACTAGCGAAGATAGTAGCAGCCCTAGTAAGGCCCAATTAGATTTATTAGAGCGTAAGTATATGAGTAACGGCGAATTTTATAAGCAAAGACTTATAGATTACCTAAGAGAAAATTCTACTATGTTTAAAGAGTATCTTACTTATGGTGGCGGTTACGACGTAATTGCTCCGCAGATACAAGCTTACACTTCGCCTATATTTTTAGGTAGAACTAATAGTAGACGCAAAATTAGTAACCTAGATTTGCCATATAATCTTAATTATCCTTATGAAGATACGCAGCTATAAACGCGAGTTCTTAGATAAAGTAAAACAGAAATTTAATGACTTACAACCAAGTAATAAAGACAATAAAAGCGATACTAAACACCCACGCGATGATAAAGAGCGTAAAGAGTGCGACACCGCGCGAGTGGCTTTACGAAGATAGTCAACCGGTATTCCCGGTAGCTTGCTATGCGGTTAACACCGGTAGTTTAAACGTAGGGCGTGAGCAAGTCTTTAACTTAACACTTTGGTTCTTAGATAAGTCCGGCATGGAGCGAGAATTTGAAGACGACGTTACAAGTGATCAATTACAGATATGCGCGGACATTATTAGCAAGCTAAGAAATGGCGCGAACAATTGGACGATAAGCGACAATATAACATATAATTTAATAAGCGATAAGTTTGAAGACTATTTGGCCGGTGTTGAGGTTAGCTTTGACATGACAACGTTTTCGGATTTTGATGCTTGCGATATACCATTAAACCCTTAAAAAATGAGTTGCAATAATAGCACTACGGCGGATTTAAGACCCGCGCAATATAACATTAAGATTTGGCGTAATGATACATGGAGCCAAACTTTTGCAATACTTGCAGACACTACTCCGGTAGACTTTAGCGGTTCTACTATTTTAGTACAAGTAAGACCAACGCCATCAAGTACAAACGTTGTTTTAACATTAAGCACCGCTAATAGTAGCATAAGCATAGGCGGTGTAAGTAGAAACCAAATAACCTTAAATAAAATAGTAGACGTAGTAGCGGGATCTTACGTGTACGATATGAATGTAACCTTCCCAAGCGGTGAGGTTAAAACATATATTTGGGGTAATTTTATTGTTCAAGAAGATATAACAAGACCATAATGGAAATAATAAACGTAAGCGACGAAGTAATAAATATTAATGTTACTGAAGAGGTTGTAAACATAGTTACCGAGACGGGTGCGTATCCATTACCAAGTAACGTATTTAGTGTATTTGGTAGAGTTGGTAACGTAGTAGGGCAAGCCGGCGATTATACTACAAGCATAGTAACTGAAGGCACAAACCTTTATTATACTAACGCAAGAAGTAGGGCAGCAATAAGCGAAACTATTACCGGTATTAACTACGATAGCGCAAGCGGTATATTTTCTATGGCTAGCGGTTATGTTATACCTACTCAAGCTATGCTTGATGCAAAGCAAGACGACTTAAACGGCACCGGCATAGTTAAGTCTACTGCGGGAACTATAAGTTATTTAACAGACAATACGGCTAATTGGGACGCTGCATATAATGACAAAATCAATAGCGCAGCGGTTACCGGTACAACAACAAAGGTCTTAACTTTAAACCAACAAGATGGCGGGACAATTACCGCAAGTTGGACGGACGATAATACAGACGCAGTAACTAGCGTATTCGGTAGAACGGGTGCGGTAGTTTCGGCAAATGGTGATTATACAACAAGCCAAGTAACGGAAGGATCAAACCTTTATTTTACAAATGCAAGGGTGCATAGTGCAATAAGTGGCACGGCTCCTATAAGTGAGGTAAGCGGTGTTATAAGTATTGCACAAAGTAACACAACAACGGACGGCTATTTAAGTGCTACCGATTGGAATACTTTTAATAATAAGCAGCCATTAATTACGGCGGGTACAACGGCCCAATATTATAGAGGTGACAAGACCTTTCAAACTTTAGACACTTTAGCGGTACCGGAAAATACAAACCTTTATTATACTCAAGCAAGATTTGATACTGCTTTTGGTAATAAGAGTACAACAAACCTAGCGGAAGGCACAAACCTTTATTATACCGATGCACGTGCAAGGGCTGCAATAAGTGGCACTTTACCTATTAGTGTAACAAGCGGAGTAGTAAGCATAAGCCAAGCGGGCGGCGCAAGCAATGGTTTTTTAAGTAGCACCGATTGGAATATTTTTAATGGCAAGCAAGCGGCATTAAACGGAACGGGTTTTGTAAAGATAAGCGGTACTACAATAAGCTACGACAATAATACATATTTAACAACTATAAGCGGCATAGCTGCGGGCGGTGAGTTAAGCGGTACTTATGCTAACCCTACGCTAGTTAATAGCGCGGTTACGGGTAAGATTTTAACGGGCCTTAATTTAACCGGAGGCGGCACCATTGCCGACACCGATAGTATTTTAGGTGCGTTTGGTAAAGTACAAAATCAAATTAGTGCTTTGGTTGGTGGCGTTATGTACGAAGGTACTTGGAACGCATCGACTAACACGCCTACTATTGTAAGTAGCGTAGGATCTAAAGGCGACTATTATATAGTTGCAACTGCGGGTAGCACAAACATAAACGGCATCACTTCTTGGAACGTAGGTGATTGGATCATATTTAACGGGTCTACTTGGGATAAGGTAGATAATACCGATGCGGTAAGTTCGGTTAACGGATATACCGGCGCGGTTAGTTTAGTTACTAACGACGTACCCGAAAGCACAAACTTATATTTTACCAACGCTAGAGCGATTGGTTCTACCCTTACCGGTTATACAAGCGGTGCGGGTGTGGTGGCTGCAACGGATAGTATCTTACAAGCTATTCAAAAGCTTAATGGTAACGTCACCGGATTGGTTACCGGCGTAAGTTCGGTATTTGGACGAACCGGTGCGGTAGTTGCTACAAGCGGCGATTATACAACGACTCAAGTAACTGAAGGGACTAATTTATATTATACCGAAGGACGCGTAAGCGCTAACACGGACGTAGCTGCTAACACGGCGGCAAGACACGCGGCGGTTACCATAGGCACGGCAAATGGTTTAAGTTTAAGCACGCAAGCTTTAAGCTTAGCGGCTGCAAGTACAAGCACAACGGGTGCTTTAACTAGCACAGATTGGAATACTTTTAATGGCAAGCAAGCGGCGCTTAACGGCACCGGATTTGTTAAGATAAGCGGTACTACAATAAGCTATGATAATACAAGCTACTTACCTTTAGGCGGCGGAACTTTAACCGGAGGCTTAAGTGGTACTACTGCTACTTTTAGCGGTATCTTAACTACGCCTCAAGTAAAAGCTGCAACAAGTGCGGGACTAAGTATTAACGCTAATAGCGGTACTCAAGTAGCTGACTTTGGTGCCGGAGGTAGTGCAAATATAACTTTCTTTGGAGGCCTTAGTGGTACAAGTGCTACGTTTAGTGGTAGAGTTACCGGCAATGGTGGGGTAAGTTCTAAAGGCGGTTATGCTACATTTGAATACAATAGCGCGGGGACATATCCGGCATACAATACTTACTTTGGAGCAATTGGAACTAATTTTTCAAATGCTAATAGTGAGTTAGATATTTGGAATAGTGTAGGCGGTGGATTTGTATTTAGAAAACAAACGGGGGCCTCGGCTCAAACTGCATTACTTACAATAGCTTCTACCGGTGCTGCTACATTCTCAAATTCTGTTAGTGTAAACGGATTTGGTGCAACATATTCTAATTTAGAATCAATGAGCGCAAATTTTAATACTACACAACCTTTAATTTCTTTTGGTATTGCAGACGGCACATACAATCCAAGAACTACTATTTCGTATAAAACACAAACCGGATCAGCTTATGCAGTAGTATTTGATAGCTCATACTCTTCCGGTTGGGCATCTACTAATTATTGCTTTGCGGGTGGTAATGTTGGAATAGGCACTACTACACCGGTTGATTTACTTACTTTATATAGAAACGGAAATCAAGATAATGTATTTAGTATTTATCAAGGAACGGGAGGTTATGCAACTGCAATTAAATTAATTGGAGCAAACGATGATGGAGCAAGATATAATAACATTGGCTCTTATACAAATGGAGGTAATACGCATTGGTTAATTGGAGGTGGTGCAGTAGCAAATACTATGGTATTTTATACTAATAACAATACCAAAAGAATGCAAATTACTCCGGAGGGATATTTTGATTTTTATCATAATGGTACTACTAATACCGGAGCAATAGTTTTAACTGCAAACGATATGCTAATTGGTGGTCAAACCGGTAAAGGATTGATTTTATGTTCTAATAATCTAGGTCAAGAAAGGATAAAAATACAATCTAGTGGTGAAACTAAATTTATTTACAGAAATAATAGCGGCGAAATAATGGATTTGCAAGTATCTACCGAACCGGGTAGTGCATCAAAATCCAAGATTTCTTTAATGTGGTATGGTTCCGAAACCGCTGCAATTAAATTTAGAAGAGGTGACGACGCAACCGGTGGTAGTTTAGAATTTTGGACATCAATTTCGGGTACAATAGCTGAGAGAGTAAAAATTTCAACTACCGGTCAATTACAAATTAAACAAGCCGGAAATGGTTTTGTTAATGATGGTTTTGGTTTAATTAATACATCCGGTAATATTTGGAATATTTTAGCGGGAGGTGATAATAATTTATATTTTGGTTTTAATTATAGCGCACTTTCAGTAATTACAACGGCGGGTACTTATGTGGTAGTATCGGATATAAATAAGAAAAAAGATTTTGAAAATTCTACAATAGGCTTAAATGCTATTTTAGGTTTAAAGCCTACCTTATTTAGAATGAAAAATGATGATGAAACCCAAGATAAAAAATTAGGATTTATTGCTCAAGAAGTTAAAGAATTTATTCCGCAAGCATATAGCGAGACTATTAATGGTGATAGCACTTTTATAGGTATAACCGAAATGCCAATAATAGCAGCTTTAGTAAAAGCAGTACAAGAACTTAAAGCAGAAATAGACGAATTAAAAAACAAATAGTTATATTTGCATTAAATTAAAAATTATGTTACAATTAAACGAGCAACACTTACAAGATTTAAAGGCCTTTATTAACAAAATCCCTACGGAGTTTGGCCTACCATTATTAACTTTCTTTGGTCAGCTTGAGCAAGAGCAAAAGCCTAAAGAAGAGCCTAAAAACGAAGATTAAAAATGACTCAAGATAGCAGCCAAGCCCTTGCGAATACTGCGGTTTCAATTACTGCCGCATCACTTACCATAACACAAGTGCAACCTTTGATTACAATGGTTGCGGGCTTGGTCGCTATTATTAGCGGTATTATGGCGATAAGATACTACTATAACGCCACAAAGAAAATAAAATGAAATTTTTAAATACTATTTACGGATCATGGCTTAAGCTTGTATTGACGGCAATCCTTACCATGATCATAAGCAAAGGCAATATCTACGAGGTGACACTTGAAGAGTGCATAAGTGCTGCGGTTATTTCTATCTTGCCAATTATAATTAATTTTCTTAATCCACACGACCCTCGTTATGGCAACAAAGGCTAAACTATTTATAGTATATATAGTTATTTTAATAACTATATTTTTGATTGCTTGCAACCCTATCCGTAAGGCCGAGCGTTTAGTTTTAAATAATAGAGACGCTAGCAATAGAGTCTTTAATACTTTGGCCCTAGATCGTCCATGTGCTAACGATACTATGGTAGTAACCTTAAGCGATACTACGATACTACAAGACACGATTTTTGATTATAAGCGCGACACGATTAACAATGTTATAACATTGACCGAGCAAGGCAAGACTATTGTAAAGACTATTAAGGTTAAAGACATTAAAACTGCTTATGTGCAAGATATGCGCATGATAGGCATTCTAAGCGATTCGGTTCGATTCTACAAGGTTTTATATCAAGCCGAACATAAGTACAAGCAAAAGGCCGAAAGCCGTTTTTGGTGGCTTATAATCGCAATAGCGGGTATATTAATTTTAAAACGTTATTTATGGTCATTTCTCAACACCTTGTCTTAGCCGAACTTATTAGATCCGAAAGTGCCAAGCGTAACGGAATTACTAATATGCCAACGCCGGAGCATATAGAAAATTTAAAGGCCCTAGCCGAAAATATCTTCGAGCCTATCCGTACCGAGTTTAGAGTTCCAATTTACATAAGTAGCGCTTACAGATCCGCAGCACTCAATAAATTGGTTAACGGAAGCGCAAAATCGCAGCATTGCAAGGGCGAAGCGATTGATATAGATATGGACGGACACACTCACAATATTACAAATAAAGATATATTCGACTTTATCGTAGCCAAGCTGCCATTTGATCAAGTGATCAATGAGTTTAACTATGCTTGGATTCACGTAAGCTACAAAAAAAACGGCCCTCAAAGAAAACAAATCTTGAGAGCCGTCAAGAACAATAGCGGGGGAACTATTTACGAATAGAGTGTAAAATAGTAGAATGATCTCTATTTAAATATTTAGCAATGCTAGTGCATGTAAAACCATCTAAATAAGCTTTTTTTACAAAAGAATTTCTAATATTAAGAACTTCTTTAGTTCTTGATCTTTGGTTTATTTCATTATAAGTTATCCCGTTTTCTATAAAATAAGATTGAGACCATTTAGCAATAGAAGTCCTAGTGTTTATTTTTCGAGTCACTACTTTTTCTACTTCTACAATTTTTTCTATAATAATGGGTTTAAGCCTAGGCTCTAACATTGCCTCAATTCTCTTAAGTGCATGATCATTGCATCCCGTATAGAGTTTTATGTATTTAAGAATTTCCCTCATCGTTAATTTTTACTTCGTTAAACAATCCTAATAGTTCACTTGCTGAAACCCAATTTTTAAAAGCGTTAAAGCTATCTAGGTCGTTTTGCAGTAAGTGTGTAACCTTGCCGACTAAGTCGATTTTTTCTATAATAGTAAGGTCTTGCCATTCTTGGTGATTTACCATGATTAAAAGTTTTTAAATTTTGAAATAATAGTAGCAATTAAGTACAACGTTATTGCTAGCGGAAGTGATATGAACGTAAAAAATATTAGTTCATAAATAAAGATTAAGTAGTGTCTCATAAGCTTTCTAATAAAGCGGTTATAATAAGAGCAAAGCATATTACAATTACTGCATATACCGGCTTGATACTTTCTTGAGCGTAACGCTCATTTGCTTTTTGTTGTGGTGTTTTTAACTTGTTCATGTTATTGGTTTTGATTATGAAATCAAAGCTAAAACATAAAATCCGAATAAAAAAATATTTTTAATATATTTTTTTAAAATGACTTAAAGTAAAGTCTTTTTTATTTTGCACCATGCTAAATATGCGGTCTTCAATGCCGCCGGTAGTAAAAATCCAATATACTTTAGAGGCTTCCGTTCGGTCTTTAGTTTGCATTCTAGCCCTTGATTGCCAATAACTTACCGCGCTAAAGTCAATGTTATACATAACCAAGGCGTCGGCCGTGCTTAAGTTTATACCCTCCCGGCCACTTTGTATTTGACTTATAAAGACTGCGTCGCCGGTTGCCTCGTTAAAAGCCATAGGATCCTCGATAATACGGCCCGCAAAGTCAACCCTTAGCTGCATACCCTCGGCAATGTACTTATAAAATATAGCTATCTTTTGCCCTTTAAAACGCTCTTTAATAAATATAGCTTTTGTATCGTCAAACATTAAAGCGTTACCATCTTCGGTCTTAACCGACCCGCTGCATATTTGATGGATCTTTTGCATTTCCTTAACCGACGTATCTGCTAAGATAACAGATCCATCCTTAGTCTTAAATAACTTATCCTTCTTTATCTTGTCTACGGCCCACTTAACTTTATCCGACATAGGTACGTATAAAATAACCTCTTCTACTAAAGACTCAAAGCCGGCCTCTTCTTGAGTATAGGTTAACAACAAGTGTTGAATTTCAGTTTGAATGCGTTCTTGCTTTACGTGCGTATAGTCCGGCACTTGCATATTATATAAAAACTTTGTTTTTGGAATGCCGTACTCTTTATGCCATGCGTAAAAGTTTTTAAATTCTTTAAACGGACTAAAACTACTTACAAAAAATTGATGATAAAATTGAGCGTATGTTTCGGGCGATGGCGTACCGCTTAAATATATTACCGGTTTGCCTAAGCAAATGTTCTTTAAGTCTGTCACCCGATTGCTTGGCTTTGGAAATTGTCCCAAGGCGTGCGCTTCGTCTACTATAATAAGATCGTAAGCGTGTGTTATCTTATGTAAGCTTTCGTAATTTATAACAAGTAAATCGTATAAACAATTAGACTGCTTAAAATCATCTTCAATGCTGCTAATAGCTTTTTTCTTAGTAACAAATAAAACCTTCTTAGCGCCGTATAAACTAGCAATATGCAAGCTTGTTATAGTCTTGCCCGTACGTACTTGCATAGCTAAATATACTAGCTTAAATTCCTTAAGTATATTAATGGCTTGCTCCGCAATGTCTACTTGGTAGTCTCTAAGTTGCATGAATTTTTCTAATTTAATGTGACTTATATGGGACAAATATGTGTCAAAAAGTGCTTTTTATGACACATTATGATAATTTAGGCACAACAATAGTTTATAATTTCCGTAATTGTCGCAGTATTGCTACGTAATTTGTCAAGTTTTACCTTTACTTTATTAGCGACTTTGTCAAGTTTTACCTTTACTTTATGCGTATTTATCCGTATTTATACGCAAATTGATACGATAAAATGTATATTATTAACATATTATTGGACTAAAAGATAAGGCCGGCATATCCGTAATTACTACCATAATATTTATAGATGTTATTTTTGCCGGCCTTTTGCCTAATCATATTTAATTGGTCAAAGGCAATCCAATTCTATATTAACCCGTCTTGTAGGGGTTCGTCTTCTTTTTGATCCACACGTCTATAACCCTCCCTCCATAAAATGCGTGTAAGCATAACGGAGTTTTTAACTATTGTAGCTTCCGAATTTCTAGGGTATAGCAAGTGCAATACTTCATGAATTAATATTTCTAGATGCTTTTTGCCTTTAAGGCGTTCGTCGATTTCTATAACGCCGTCGCTGCTAACAAGGCCATGCGCTTGCTCCCGTCCGAGTTTACGATATATAATCTTAATCTTAAGCATTCTTTTTTAAATCTATTTCATCAAGCCTATCTATTTCATCGCTTGGAGTAAATATAATTTGCCCGCCACGTACCTTGGCTAGGTATCTTCTTATTTCTAATTCAATGCCATGTACTTCGGCTAGCTTATTAGTAAGCCAAATTTCTTGCTCCGCTAGTTTCATTTTGTTAAATAACTTTGGTAGTTTCATACTCTAGTTTTATTAGAAGGTCAATATAATGCCTTGCTTTTTTTAAGTCTTCGATGCCGTTTTTATTTTTATGTCTCATTACATACTTAATAATATTGCCTTCGATAAAAGGAATACTATTTGTGTGTATAAATTCGGTCGGTTGGATCTTATAAATTTTATAATGATCCCCGCCTACTTGTCCGTCTTGCGGTGAAACTTGCCACACGTCTTGCATTTGTAAATTAGTTTAATGGTTCCGCTTGCTAAAATTTGTCTACTATGTTTAATAAGATCGTCCGAGCCACATTCGGGGCAAGTGCCTTTATACTCACCAAAGATAACGCCATAGTGCGTCTTAGCGTCTATATGATTATTCAATATCTTATGTACTTTCTCTAAAAGTATTACGTCCATAATACAATATTTAACCATCTTAGCAAGTGCAACCTTATCATTCTTTAAGGCGATGTCCTTCCATAAATCAAATTCGGTTTTAATCTTTTGTCCGATGCCTAAATATTGCGCAATGTAATTAAGCTTATTACTATTAAATTTAAACTTACTGCGTGCAACTTTTAAAGTATCAATCGTTGTATAGCTTGGAAACATATCTATTCCATGAAATAAACAACGAGTGCGCACCCAAGCAAGGTCAAATTTATCGCCGTTGTGACCTATTGTTTCGTCGGCGGTGTTTAAGACTTTAATAAATTCAATGAGCATTTTTTTGTCATTCTGTTTATTATCCCAAGTTAACGAGTGCGTTATTTTTTCGTCTTCCCACTTATAACAGATGCAAATAATTGCACGCTCTTTTATTATATTTTGTGGCCCGATGTTAAGCTTATATCCACTTTGCCAAAAGAAACCGATATTCGCACTTGTTTCTATGTCAAAGTATAATCGTTTTCTTTTGGTTGTCATGGCGCTAAGTTAATTACTTTTTATGAGAAAGTTGGTAACTAAATTCTTTTGGCTTATCGCCTTCATGTTCGGCGTGCCATAATTGTTGAACGGCTTGGAATAACGACCATTGTTTTGTCGTATCTATTTCGGTTACCATTTGCCATCCTTTACCTTGCACGTCGCCTTTTTTACCGCTTGTCCTAGTTTTTGAGTTAAGCCATAAAATAGCTACCCCGTCAACTTTTGGCAAGCTTGATGATAGCTTAGAGGCGCACTTAATATAAAGTTCGCGATAAGCTGCTAGTTGCAGCCAATAGCTATTATAGATGCCGTTGCTTGTTTTAATATCTAAAACATAGGTCTTGCCATCTATTGTGCAAATTCGGTCAATGGTTCCGGCAAAGCCTAAGCCACCGCCTATAAAAGTTTGCTCAATTAAGTGATGCTCCGGCTTATGGTTTACGCTAAATTCTACGTAACGTTCAAACATACTCCATTCGTCCAAAGAAAATCTAGGCTTGCCGTATTCATCTAGCAAGGTGCATTCTATGCCGTTGTCGTAGTCTTCGGTAAGTTGGTGAACTGCGGAACCGCGTTTGCCGGCCGCGTCTCTAATTTCGTCGGCCTTAGATCCTACCTCCTTCATCCACATAATAAGTTGAGCCGGTTTTGGGTAGGCCTCAAGTATTGTCGTTGCGCTTGGAAAATAGTTGCCGTTTTCGTCGGTATAAAAACGGCCGTCT